CTTTACTCTGTAAGCATTATAACATTTATCATCCATTCCAAATTATAGCTGAAGCAACACTTATAAAAATTGAAGAAGAAGAAAATTCATTTAAGATAGCTGAAAATCTTAATATTATATTAAAAGAACAAAAAGAAGCATAATATCTATATAATGGAGAATTAAAATTATTATCATGGATTATAGTCAAGTTTGCATTGCAAATCTAATGCAGCAACTTGGTAATCACACGAATACTCAACTTGAAGAACCAATGCTCAGGCATATGATCCTAAATAGTATTCGAGCCTTTAATGTTAAGTTCAAAGATGAATTCGGTGAAATGATTATTGCTTGTGATTCTACCCATCATTGGCGCAAACAAATTTTTCCTTATTATAAAGCTAATAGAAAAAGGGCAATTGAAAAATCTGAACTTGATTGGAAAATGATTTTTGATTCTTTAACTAGAATTAGAGAAGAATTAAAGGCTTTTTCACCATATAAAGTTCTAGATGTAGAAACAGCAGAAGCTGATGATATTATTGCTACACTAGTTCAGACTACATTTTTACAGAAAATTTTAATCTTGTCATCTGATAAGGATTTCATTCAGCTTCATACTCATTCTAATGTAAGTCAGTATGATCCTGTTAGGAAGAAATGGATCACTAATCCAGATCCTAGGAAATATCTAAAAGAACATATTCTAAACGGTGATAAAGGCGATGGTGTACCCAATGTACTATCTGCTGATAACTGTTTAGTTATTGGTGAAAGACAGAAGTCAATGACCAAGAAACGTCTAGACGAACTTATGTCTAGAGAACCTACTGAATATATTGAGAATATTAAAAGAAACTATTCTAGGAACGAACAGTTAATCGACCTGGGAAAGATTCCAGATCATATTAAAATTCAAGTAGACTTACAATTTTCAAATCAGATGACTAAAGATTCAAGCGGTTTCTTTTCATATTTAGCTAAAAACAAATTGAATAAATTACTTGAATCAATGAATGATTTTTATTAAGAACAAGGAGAAATAATACTAAATGGCATACAGAGTTGGAATGGCTGAATTCCTAGAAAAAGTTTGTAAATTAAAGAAAAATGAAGAAAAGGTTGCTGCATTAAAGGCAAATGATTCTAAAGTTCTAAGAATTGTACTTCAAGCAGCATTTGATCCTACCGTGAAGTTTTTGCTTCCAGAAGGCAATGTACCGTATACTCCCAATAAGCTTCTAGATCAGCAGAATGTTCTAATTCATGATGCTAGAAAGATGGTATACTTCATTGAAGGATTTTATCCAGGATTAAAGCAGGTTAGACGAGAAACTATGTTTATTGAGTTCTTAGAAGCACTTGATCCTAAAGATGCTGATATGATGACATTTATCAAGGATAAGAAATTCCCATGGAAGGGATTGACTGTTCAAATCGTTAAGGAAGCTCTCCCAGGACTTATTAAAGATGTGTCAGAAGTCAAAGCATAAAAAGTATTACACCGAAGATTCTAGATATATTGATGGATATGGTCTTGATAAAAGAAAAAATACATCCATTGATAAAAGAAAAGAACATCGATTTGCTAGAGCTTTAAAAGTTAAAAATGTTGATGAACTTTTAAAGTATTCAGATGAAGATGATATCGAAGATGATAAGTACTTCATTGATGACAGAAAAGAAGAAGAAGAATAATGCCAGAATATCTCTTTAGAGATAAAGAAACAAATGTTGAATGGATTGAATCAATGTCCATTACTGAGCGAACTGATTTTCTTGATGCTAATTCGGGAGTTGAACAATTAGTTTATGGATTCCCTGGATTATCTTCTGGTGTTAATAAGAAGCCTGATGCTGGTTTCAGAGATTTACTTAAACATATTAAAAAGGGAGCAAATAAGGGAATAACTAGAAGTTCTATTAATACGTTTTGATTATGTTAATCGTGATTTCTTAACTCTAAATTAAAAGAAAAACAAATGGACGAAGAAACTCATAACTATAGATTAACAAGAAAAGAAAAGAGACTGCAGAGACAGCAAAATAAACAAGAAGCTGTACAGCAACAATCAATCAAAGAGAAATTAAATTTTGTTTTGAAGTATATTAAACCATTAACTCCTTCTCAGGAAAGAGTTTTTGAAGATTATCAAAACAAAGATTTACTTCTACATGGATATGCTGGAACTGGTAAGAGTTTTGTTGCTATATATCTAGCACTCAAGCAATTAATAGAAGAACCCAATTCTTCTTATAAAAAAATAGTTATAGTTAGAAGTACTGTTCCAACTAGAGATCAAGGATTTCTTCCTGGTTCTTCTAAGGAAAAATCAAAAGAATATGAACTTCCATATCAAGCAATCTGTAATGAATTATTTGGACGTGGTGATGCTTATGACTACCTAAAGAATAAGAAGCTTATTGAATTCATTTCTACCTCATATATCAGAGGATTGACAATCAATAATGCTATTATCTTTGCTGATGAAATTGAAAATTTTTCTTTCCATGAATTGGATTCTGTCATTACTAGAACCGGCAAAGGATGCAAGCTTATATATGGTGGAGATTTCACACAGACTGATTTTATATATGATAAAGATAAAGATGGATTGAAGAAATTTATGAAGATTCTAGAGAATATGAAATGTTTCTCATTCATTGAATTCAGTGAACAAGATATTGTTCGGAGTGGCAAAGTTAAAGAGTATATTATTACTAAAAATAGAATGAAATTGTGATACATTTAATTAGACGATGGCTCGGATTATGTAACCATTTATATCGACCATATATACATGATGGGAAACGTGAATGGAATAGATGTGTTTTTTGTGATAAGATTAAAAGATTTGATAATTACAAAGGAAAGTTATAATGATTTATAATAGACGTGGATTTTTATCTGGAGCAGCTTCGATTTTAGCTGCTCCAGCAATTATTAAAGCTGATAATCTAATGAAGATTATCAGATCATACAAATCTCCTCAGATATTTTATACTATTATCTATGGTCATCCAGCCTTTATACCAGTAATCGGTATAGAAGAAATTTATGAAGATTCTAGAGAATATGCACCGGTTAGAAAACTTCAATGGTAATGATTATTAAATTCTGAAGAAACAATAATTATGTCAAGTCCTTACAAACACATGATAGGATAGCCATGAAAGAAATTTATATTGCCAGCAAAACAAAACATGCTGATATATGGAGATCTTGGAGAGAAGACTTAAATATCAATTCTAGTTGGATCGATGAAGTTGGTAAAACAGAAGACTTTACCGAGTTATGGCTTCGTCGTATAGAAGAAGCATCAAATGCTGATATTTTGGTAATTTATAGAGAACCCAACGAAATTTTACAAGATGCTTGGATAGAACTTGGAGCAGCAGTAACTAATAATAAACAAGTTTATGCTTATGGTATTAGAACATTTTCTGTTGCTAATCACCCCAATATCAAGCATTTTAAATATCTAGATGAATTACACCAAGCTCTTCTAGATAAATGAGAAAAGTATTTAAACATTACCCAGTAGAATCCGTAGTCCTGTCATCTGAAGATACTCCATCTGGAAGATACTATATTCTTCCAGATGGTTCTAGATTTAAATCAGTAACAACACTTCTGGGTGAACGAACTGATAAATCTGGTTTAGTTGCTTGGAGAGAAAAGGTTGGTGAAGAAGAAGCAAATAGAATCTCTAGGATTGCTGCCGATAGAGGAACAAAGGTCCATAATTGTGCTGAATTACATTTAAAAAATGATGATACATATTTGATCAAAACAAACCCCTTTGTTCTAGATTCATTTAAATCACTTGGTGACATGCTCGATAAACATGTTGATGATATTATTGCAATTGAATTACCATTATATTCAAAGTTATTGAAAACTGCTGGTAGAACAGACCTAATAGCATACTATGATGGAATATTATCAGTAATAGATTTTAAAACTTCCAAGAAATTAAAAGAAGAAAAATGGATTGAAAACTATTTCATCCAAGCAACATGTTATGCAATGATGTTCATGCAATTATATTCCATTGAAATAGAACAAATTGTTATTACGATAGCAGTAGATGATGAACCT